AGTGAAATAGATGGATAAAGGCATAAATAAATATGATCCTCATATGATTGCAGAAACTAAAATGAAAGCAATTGTAAAATATAGAGAAAAGAAAAGAGGGTTTAATAAATTAATTAGAGATAAAGACGAAAAAGAAAAACAAAAATTTTTATATTACAGGTTTAGTTATAACGATAAATTATCTGTGGAAGATGCAAAAGCAAAAGCAAGAACAGATGATGAAGTAAAAGGTTTCAACGAACGATTAGATGCAGCAGAAATTGAAATGGATAAAGCATATGCTGAGTTAGATCGTATTACAGTTAAAATAGAATTGATGGCAGACTTCAACGCAACTGCGAGAGCAGAAATGAAACTTGGAGGTTTGCAACCATGAGTACTTTAAAAATCAAAACACCAATGTGGAAGAATAACAGTGTTGGAATAGCTGACAGAAATTTTGTTAACGATGAACTATTTGTAGAAATACTTTACAAAAATGCAAGTGGTCAACGCACCTTTCCTCATAAATATAGAATAACAAAACAAAAAGCAGAGTTATTTCCTCGTATTATGATTAAACGAACAATACCGGCTCGTGAGATACCAATAGATCAAATGGAGATATGTTCATGAGTAAATCAATCGTTGATATAATACAAATAAACGAGGGTGGTATAAATCCAAAATCAGAATTGTATGAACAACCATTATGGGAGTTAAAATTTTCTGATGATACTATTCGCATATTAGGTAAATCTAAAATGGAGGAGTATTTATCCAAAGGTTATAATAGCACTGTGTTCCAATTTAAACGTTGGTTAGCTAGTACAACATCTGGCAGCGAGGTTAAACTTTGGTGCGTGGTTTTCACTGATAACTCTCACGATCTTTGTGTTCCAAAAAAATTTTATGAAATGATTACTTTAGGTCATCAACGCAAGGATGAAGAGAAATATAAAAAACTTGAAGAAGAACTTAAAAAGAAACAAGCACCTCAAAATCCTGCATTATTTATGGACACTAAAAAGATAACGACTCCAGAGGAAAAGCAAGAATTAAAGGAATTTAGGGACAAATTTGATCCGGAAGAAGCCTTTAGATTAGGCTTACATTTGCATGATGACGAGAAAATAGAGGAGAAAGATATATAAATGACTCGACTTTACGAAATAAAAGATTTAGCACAGGCACTGCATATACATTATAGAACTGCGTTAACGCAGGTTAGGGACTTGCAGATTAAGTTTCCTAACAAAGAAAAATACCCCTTTTTGCATAGAAAAACTGGGAAACGTTTGCGTTTCACAGAAGGAGATATCGACAAAATTATCGATATTTTGGCAAAATAAATGGAATAAAATCCAATTTGAGCCGTCTACGTTAGAAAGGAGACACTATGAAGATAGACAGACGCAAAGACTTAAAGAGCAAGGTATATTATATAAATGGCACTTACACGTATCAAGATATCAAAAAGGTCATAAAAAATAAAAGCACCCATACGACTAATAAATCAGAGGCTAAGTCTTATTTGGAGTGGTTTAAAGAACAGCTAAAAAACGAAATAGTAGGATTTAAAAATCCAGATTTTAGATATGCTGCTGATAAAAAGATGAAGGATACTTTTAAACCAACTTCTTTGAAAACAGATAATTTAATTAAAAAAGTGGTTGAGCATATTGGGGATGTAAAATTAAGAAAAATAGATAACGAGTTTATCAGAGAACTTGGTTTTAAAATGTACCCAATGGATGACAGCATAAAATATGCAGCAGATACTGATTTATCAGAACAAGAAAAGCTAAAGCGTTCTTCACGATTAAATACAATAAATAGAAATGTTATTTGTCCTATTTCTTTAGTGCTGCATTATGGAGCTAAACAAAATCCTAAGTGGTGTGATTATATGGTAGTAGATCGTTTTAAATTAATTGATCGACCATCTATTTATTTTACTTACGAGGAGTTTGATAAATGCCTTGAAGTTGAGGCTTTGTTTCAAATTAAATTATTATTAGTATTTCTTTGTTATACCGGTGCAAGATTGCAAGAGGCTTTAAATGTTAAATGGTCAGATATAAAAGATGGCAAGGTGCACATCTGGGAAGGCAAAGGAGATAAACCTAGAGAAGTTTATATTCACGACAGATTGAAAAGTTGGCTAGATAGAGTGAACGATAGAGGGATTTATATATTCCAATGGAGAAAAGCATGGGATAATAAAAAAGACTCTGAAGGTTTGTATTTTAATTGGAGAGAGATGCTTAGAAATGCAGATGTTCCATTAAATAAGCTGCCACATAAATGTAGGCACACGTTTGCAACTTGGGGTAGAAAAGCCGGATGGAGTTTAGAAGATCTGCAAGAAATAGGTGGGTGGAAGGATAAAAAGAGTGTAGAAGTTTACGCACATATTATGCCAGAAACGAAAGTATCTAGGATAATGGAGCTACCTAATGATCAAAAAATTGCTAATTTTCCTTAAAAATTTCTCCATAATTACCCCACTATTTAAAAAAATGGCTGATTTCTGGGGTTTAAAGTACTTGCAAAGTCCATTGGTAATGTATACCTTATAGGGTGTATTTATGCAAAATAGGGAGTATTTGGGAAAGTTAGGGAGTATAAAAGTATATAAGTGTATATTTTTGTACCCCAAATTTTCCCCATCGATTTCTCCACGCAAAGATACACAACAAAAGGAGACAGATATGATGGTTGAAACTATGAACGAAGGTAAAGATAAATATAAAGTTGATTTATTGAATGAAGTTAATCTTAACAAAAAGTTTTTACAATCTCTCGTAGGTACAGTTTATTTAAAAGCTGACCATAGAACAGTAGCAGGTATGAATAAATATGAAAACAAAGTAGCAAAGCTAGAGAACAATGGCTTTACTTCTTTTGACTTTCATTATGAAAATGGTTTTTTTATCGGACATTTTAAAAGAAGGGTGGCTCAATAATGAAAAAAGTTAAAGAAAATTTTGGCACAAATAAAGAATATGATTGTCTTGAAATAGAGCAATCAGATTTAAGCAAAAATTGGAGTAAGAATTGGGATCGTTATGGTTTTGATGATACTTGTGTTATTTGTTGTAAGCCTTGTAATCATAAAGCAAAAACAAGTTATATGGTTGTTGGTGTTTGTGGACATCATAATACTTGGTTGCACCCAAAACATGATGCCGATGAGGTTGCTACTGTTGATGCAGGATTTATGGGTGTTACTTATATTGGTAGTGATTGTTATAGTAAATTACCAAAAGAATTTAAAGAATATGTAATTAAAAAGGTGGCTCAATAATGAGCCATCTAACTAGGGAGGGTTAAATGAAAAATATTATTTATGAATGGCAGACTTGCTATCTTGATGCAGAGCATAGCGATTATTTTAAAACAATAAAAGAATGCTTAGAGCAGCACAGTATGTTTAATGGCAAAAGATTAACTCTCAAAGATATATTAGATGATAAAACTATTGAATTTACTTTAACAGTTACAAATCATCATCCAGACGCAGAAGATAACAAAGAGTATGCTTTTGTTAAAAATTATAAATTAGACGAAGTAAATGATATGGGCAGAAAAGTACCACAAAAATATATAAAAGAATTTAACTCAAATATTTAATATCTTTTATAACTCCTCTAGGGATGACTTGGCTACGACCAAATAGATCATCCTCATCGTGAGTATCTTTATCAGCTAATATAACAACAAACTCATCTGTTTCTTTATATAACCAACCAAGAGAGTCCACACTACATACAGCAGACTTATCAAGATCTTCTTTTTCTATCCATCCACCCAGAGAGTTCTCATTTGTATCAAGCCAAGTAACTAAAACTATCTTCATTTTTTTCTTAAATGTTTATATTGTTTTCTTTGTTCAACTGTTCCACTAAAATAATCTTTGTCCCAATTCTTATAATAACCAATTTTATTTAATGATTTACTTGCTGCTTCAAGCTCATCAAATGGTTGTATTAATACCATTAAAAAATCGTTATGACTCTCCCAAGTTGTGTCTTGCAGAAAGTCTATTTCCTCATCAAAATCGTCTGGATGAGATGCCATTAAGTAAACGTCTTTTGGCACATATATATAATTAAGTGCGTGAATATAGTCGGCTAGTTCATCAGCAGTTATGGATAAATCAGAACAAGCAACGATTGAAATTTTACCTCTAAAATTATTAGCTTCTTTAATTAAAGCCTCAAGGTATGTTGAAGAGTCGTTGTGCTCTATAATATTAACTTGATTGTCTAGCCTTGTTTTTTTTGCGTAAGGACAAACAGGAAAATTGTTTAAATGTTTGTTGGGTATTTCTAAGAAGTCCTTAGACCACGATAATATATCTTCTGTTATCGTTCTCACTTTTTCATTAATTTAGAAATATACATATTTTTAACTAAACTGGTTTTTTTACCAAACTTTTTGTCTGCTTTTTTCTTGGCAGCAGCATAACCTTTTTTATTTTTTATCTTCTTTGGCTTGCCGAGACTTTTTGGTCTTGGCTTTTCCCATACCGGTTTTTTTTTCATTTCTCCTCATCACTAATGGTTCTTTCCACTCTCCTATTGTGAAAGTGTTTGTTAAAACTTCTGCAATTCTTTTTATTTCTTGATCTACCACTTTACCAAATTTGACCAATACGCAGCAGACATCTTACCTTTTTTAATATTCTTGCTGTGTCTTGCTTTAAAAGACTTAGCTCTCTTGGTCATTTTTTTATCTCCAGACACACCTTGTTGACCAAAGCGGATAGTTTTTATTTTACTACCTTCTTTGGCAACAACGATGTGAGATTTTTTAGGATGCTTTGGAGTACGTTTAGGTTTATTAAAACCACTTACTCCTGCTCTTTTTAATCTAGGATCAGCCATTTATCAAATAGCACCTATTACTACGATTACGATTATCGCAACAATACCTGCTTTAATCCAATCTTTCATTGACCAATCAGACCACTCTTTTAAGTGACTCCATAAGTCTTGTAATAATTTCATATTACCTCCTATTTTTTGAAAAATTTAGTTGCACCTTTGATACCAAATGATGCTGATACAATTACACCTAAAGTATATTTGTACCAATCTGGTGCTTGACTCAATGCTTGAAAACCATTGAATACTATGTCTCTGCCCCATTCTCCACAAAATGATAAAATTAATGGAATACTGAAAAGCAAAACTAACCACTCATCTTTCCACGATCCCTGCGTGTTTTTAATAGCTTCTAAATCCCAATCAGCCTCACCTTTTATTTGCTGCTGCATTAATTCAGTTTTAGCTTTTATTTCAGTGACTTTTTGTTCTGCCTTTGCTTTACGAGTATCTACAACACCTTTAACAACGTCTCCGGCAACTCCTAACAATGGTTTAATTAATAAGTTTAACATATACCCTCAATTTGATTGTAATATAAATATAGCTGTGCAATTTCTGTGGCTACGAAGATAAGAAAAGAAACCAAAAAAATTAATTTAAACATCTTTCATTATATCTGACAGTGCGTGTGCTCTGTTGGGTGTCTGTTTTGCCCAACGTGAGTCAAGCATTTCCATACTTGCAACGTCAAATTTTTGTTCTTTTATTGCTGCAAACATTTTTTTAAAGTTTCCAACACCTGTTTTTCCCATTTGAAAAACCATCTCAATAATTACTTCTTTTACTTTTTGTGGAACGTCTCCACAATCATACAACAAGGCATCAGCACCTTTGACAGCTATATTAAAATCGTATTCAAACACTTTATTAAGATGTTTAGGGTCATAATTAACACCCTCTTTCCAATCTTCAGTGTCTAAACACAGGTGTCCATATCCTATAGTTTTTTTACCAAGCGTGTCCTTGTAAACTTTAGGAACAAAACCCTCGTGTTGTTTTATTCTGTCTTTGAGTTCTTCAAATTCCATAACGTTTCCTTTTTTCGTATCTCTTGCTTTAACTTTTCAAGATACAATATTGCGTCTGCCAATTCTTCTTGTGTATTTAATATCCAATGTTCAAGACTTTGATTTGCTTGATCCATTGTTACACCAAACTTTTTAATACCGGACTCGGAACGTGCTGCCATTCTATTTAAGACTTGTTGCACTAAAGGATCTTTTGTTTTCATACTTGACCTGTCCACTTTCCATTTTCTATAGGCATGAAATGAATATGAGGTGTAGAGTTCTGAATAGAGGCTACACTGATAATAGGTCTTTTAATAAAATTCTTTTGATATTTAAAAGCCTCGTGCTTGGGATTAATGCTGCACCCAGTTGCTAAACCAAAGTTTAAAGCCATTGGGCTTGAGTAGTACTCTATTGATGCCTTTGTATGCATATGTCCAACGCACAAAGATAATCCTAGTTCTTTTGCACTAGCAAGAACGTTTGATTTAAAATGGTGTGTAAAAAAAACTTTATTTTTATTAGGCAAGGAAACAATAAGTTTGTCGTGCCATGTCCATTTCCATTTAGGATCTATCTCTAAAATGTCATTTATATCTTTTAAAAATGAATTAGGTATAGATGACTTCTCAGCTAGTTTTTGTATTCTTATGTCGTGGTTTCCCCACATAATTTTCATTTCACAGGGAAATATTTTACGCAATTTTTTTATGCATTTTATTGCGTCTTTTATTTCATATTTAATATTAGGTAACTCAGCACTATGTAAATGCTGCGATATGCTGTGAAAGTCTACTAAGTCTCCAATATGTATGACCATATTTGGTTTCACTTTTTCCTTAATTTTTTTTATCCATTTAAAATAATCTGGTATTTGGTAAGGAAAATGAGTATCACTCAATATAAGTATTGATTTTGTATTCATACCATCCTGCTGTTGTAGCTTAGTGGTAAAGCACTTGCTTGGTAAGTAAGAGATCGAGGTTTCGATTACCTCCAACAGCACCACTAATCTAATAATTTAAAGAATGTATAAATTGCTCCTAGTATTGCACCTATAAACAAAGCTACTTTAAGTCCACCAATGCCCATGTTGGCATTACGATTTAAGTCTCTAATTTGTTTTTGCATTATAGTTATATCCTCTCGAATATATTTAACGTCTGTCTTTAATTCTGCTACGTCTTTTTCCCAATTAGACATTTGTGTTTTCTATATCTGTGTTGCATTTAAAAATTACTGTTAATTTTCTCTCCACCATATCTGCATGAAGATAATCAACTAATCTTTCTTTTGCTAAGCTGCACTCTTTAGGATCGTTAAATATAAGAGGAACTTCTGCTTTAAAACAAAGTGTTTGATCTAACTCTCCTACATTGAGCATACAAATCATAGCAAATATTTTAAACATTATTTAGCTTGGATAATTTTTTTAATTTTAAAATTACCTTCCATATCTGGCTCTAGTTCTGCCTCAACAAAACCACACTCAAAACGAATAACACTTTTTCTATCTGCCGAAAGATTACGTTCTGCTTCTCTTTTAAGTTTTAAACATTCACTAACGCTATCGTCTTTTATCATCATATGTCCGTCTAAATTTGAATTAACAAACATACATAAAGCCATGATTGTTTTAGTGATTACCATTTTGTCTTACCTTATCCTTTAATTCTTC